AGCTCAGCAGCAGCCATACCGGTTTCCCCAGTGCTCCGGCGAGATGAGCTATCGAAGTATCGACGGTAATGACGAGATCGAGCGCCATGATGGCTGCAGCAGTGGTGGCAAACGAGTCGAACTGGCCGGAGTGCTCTAACGAGAAGAACGGCCCGTACTTCTTGACAAACGGTGCCACCAGCTCTCCGGGAAGATCTCTGGTGTAGGGTCGTTCGCTGGTGAGAGATCCTACGGTGCACAGACCGATCCTGGCTCCGTTCAAGGGATCACGACCGTGAGTGAATGGATGAGTGCCGTCGATTTTCCAGTTGGCGATGAGACCAGGATCGACCTTGAGATAAGGTCTGTCGATCCTGATCATGTCTTCGTCTGCGTCTAGCACCGCCGGCACCGACGGCAGCGGCAGGTGCATGGTGTAGTGCGGCAAGGTACGACGAACCCTGTTGATCTCGAGGTGGGGAAACGAGGTGCAGAACAACTCATAGAGCTCTGGCTGAACCTCGAAGATCGCGTTTGGCGCCACGGTGATCACATCTTCGTAGAACCTGGAGAACATGATCTGGTCTCCGAATCCTTGTTCGGACCATATCAGCACCGTCTCGTCGGTCTCTGTTCCATCCCATCGGGGAATGTCATTGTGATTCCGATTGCCACCGAACAGGTGAAGGTTGGCATGACCGTACCTGAGCTCATATCCTTTCCATCCTTCGTGCCACCGGCCGGCCTGCAAGTCCAGCAGTGACTTGATGTTGAGGCTCGCCTTGTGCTCAGGATCGATAGCGAGGTTCTCGGCGATCAGTGACAGTGCTTCGGTGGTGCGCTGCATCAAGTTCATGTAGTGGGCCAGGAGAAGACGTGACATCAGGTCATCAGGGTTCTTCTCGCTGATCCGCGTATATCGCACGATCTCGCGGTTGAACATGTCATCGTCCTGACGGATGTCTGCGACCTCGTCAAGACCTTTCACGTCCCACGTCCAGTCGTCGTCGGGAACGCACAGCATCATGATCGAGATCAAGACGCCGAACACGTTCTTCTTTTCCTTGCGAAAGTTCTTCAGGTTGTAGTGGCTCGGTCTGTGCCAGTAGAGACGATATCCATGTTCGACCAGCCACGCGATCAGCTTCTCGCTGTTCTGATGATCTTCGTTTTCGACGTAGATGATCGGCCGGCATCGCTTGATCGTGTCCTTGGCTCCATTGAGAACCTGGATCTCGTGGCGATCGACGTCGATCTTGATGAAGTCACACTTCTGAATATTCAGGCTGTCGATGGTACGACATGGCACCTTGAAGGTGCCCTCATTGATGTCAGGCCTGGTATAGGCATGCAAGGCATCTTGCTTAGATACTTCGATCTCGCCTATCTTGTCACTGGCAGCAATCGGGATGATAGCGACGTTGGTGATGGAGTTCTGCTGAAGGTTGGTATGAAGAAGCGACACGTTGATCATCGCCGCCTCGAAGGCGATGACCATTCCGGTTTCACCGACGATCTTAGCCATCGGCACCGTGAAGGCGCCGATGTTGGCGCCTACGTCGATCACCACGTTTCCTGGTCGCAGGCATGTCTTGAAGACGACGACTTCTCCCTCGGAATATTCACCGTACTTGGCGAGTGACATTCCGACGAGCTCGTCTTCGTTGAAGATGGTGAACTTGCCATGACGACAGTCGAAGGTGTTTGACTGAACATCAGACGTCACCGACTCTTTTACCAGCATGACCTTCCCCTGATATGCTTTATTGATTCGGTATGCGGATGCTGAACGAGGTCAGCGTGAAGGTGTTGCCGGCGGTGACGACCTGCGCCGCACTCAAGGTGCCGTGCGCATAGAGCGTTCCTGCGGCATAGACCGCCCACCAGCTTGCCGTGCCAGACGTGGTAATGGTGCCATCGGTGATGGCGTTCGACGACACCATGCGACCGTTTGGGCTTCCGTTGGCAGGCTGACCGAACACGCCACTGGCGCCCCAGCTCTTGTAACCGAGGAGACCTGAGGTGGCTGCGACTGCGATGGTGGTCGGCTCGGCAGCACAGATCGACAAATAAGCACTGTTGTTGCTGAGGAAGCTCAGCCCGAAGTCGAGCACGTTGTTCTCGAGTGAGGCAACCATGTCAAAGTTCTCCTTGGTTAGTTGGTGACAGGAGGAACAGGCGCAGCAGGCGCTCCTGGTGGACGCGGTGTTGGCAACGGAGGAATGAAGTGGAGATAAGAGAGATCGGCGTTGCTGAGCTGAACCGCTTGAACGTCACACCAGGTGACGTAGCCTTGCCTGCTGTAGATGTGCTCGATGGTCTGAGCCCAGTACGCTCCGTCGACGCCGGGCCTGGCACCTACCAGCTGGACGACGCAGTTGCCCTGAGCATCAGGCTGACCGTTGATGACGATGCGACCAGGACCTTGCTGCTGGCTGATGCCGTCATCGTCGCCCTGGTTCTCCCCGCCGCCCTGGTCTGAGTTAGGAGCAGGCTGAGCTCGTTGAAATCCAGCTGACGCGAAGTCGAACGGCGTAGACGCAGTCACCGCTTGACTGACCTGGTTCCACATCGACTTGCCGACGTCGAAGTAATGGGAGCTCGTCTTGCCCCACATCTGCCGTGCCGACACCGGCCGTACCCGCCAGCCGATCAGATTACGACCCCACTGAGCGATGACATCAGGCGTGAACGTGCCGTCGATGTTCTGGCCCTTCTTGGTGAACTGACCTTCGGTTCCATTTTTGACCCTGAACACCGCGCCCATGTCGTCGGCGAGTCGCTTGGCGAAATGATAATAGCTCTCGCCGGACTGCTGCCACCAGTCCCGCTGCATCTCCGTCACGTTGAAATCCGAATGAACCACAATGGTGTGGCCTGCTTCCTTGGCGGCAGCCTGGAGGGCCGTCGAGACGGGAAGCTTTATTCCCGACTCCTGACCGTCGCCTGCTCCTTCACCCCAGTGGTTGTTCTGCGGCTCCTTGCCTCCGCCTAGCATCTCAGCGCCGAGGCCGTGAATCCACATTCGCCTGCCGCCTTGCTTGCGGCCGAACCCGTGCTCGATGTCGTGGATCACGCCTTCCCACGCCAGGTAGAGATCTTCTCCTACCCATCCAAGTTTTACCTGAAGCGGCGACTCGATCGGCGGGATCGGCAGCGTGCCGTCACGATCATCAAGTTCGATCTCGCACTGGTAGTCTTCGATATGAGCTCCAGTCAATATCCTCACCATGACCAGATGAGGCTCCAACTTATCGGTGACGTTCATGAAGTGCTCACCGTTTCCGATGGAGATGTCGACATAGGCTCGAAGATGATTGCTCTGAACCGGGTCAGCAGCAGACGTGTAAGGATCGTAGATCGTGGGATCAGCAAGCGTTACCGTGAGAGCCATGACTACACCGTGTAACCTAAGCGATCGGTCCACAGGCTGTCCTGGCTCTTGACCTGCGGCTTTCCGGCGATCAGAACCGGATCGATCGGCACCCTGAGGAAGGTGCCGACCGGAATGAAAGGAGAGCTGCGATGACAGAACGCCAGCTGCGGATTGGCGTCGAGCATAAGCTCAACCATGCCAGGCGCCTTGTTCATGTATCGCTTCCAGATGATAAGGTCTGCGGTGACATAGTCTGTCGCCACTTGAACTAGCTCGAAACCGGTAACCGCCATCAGCTTCCCGCTCCGTTGGTTTGCCACATCTGCGAAAAATACTGGTCTGAGGCCGGCACCGGAATTCGCGCCATCACCGCCTCGAACGTCACCTGCTGGCCTACGCCTTGGGTGGACAGAAACGTGTGGGCCCGAACCAGCCGTTCGCAGACGAACCATCCCAGCATCATGGCAGGATTGCCACGCAGCAGCGGGTTAGGAACTCCCTTGCGACGCATCGACTCCATGTTCTCGAGCTCGTTCATGCCGCCGATCCGATATGGATAGATGCGACCGCGAAGATGGATCAGCTCGTCGTTTTCCCCGACCCATTCCCTATAGATCGGCGCACCGGCGATCTCCTTGTGAGCCCAGTCTGACGCAGATTCATGATCTACTTCGTGGACGTTGAGAGGCAACACCTGAAACAAAGCCGAACCCCAGCTATAGAGGACCGGCCTGTTGGTGCTGCCTGTGCTGGCGATGCTGAGGGTAGGAGCCCACCATCCCGACCCGTCAGGAACGGTGGCTCTGAAGTCAGGCAAGCCGCCCTGTGCTGAATTCGGCATCTATTGAAATCCTATCTGTCCAGCGTGCCTGGCCTGATGTTCGCGGGCGGAGTGATGATCGCCCATCTGCGACGTGTACCTGGCAGCACGTTCGATCTGGTGGCGTGGCGGAGGCGCTACTTCCATCTGAGCCTTCATCGGCTTGTAGGCTTGAGACGTCGGTGGCTGGTATCGCCCAGGTATGTCATGCTCTGCCGAGCCGTACGGCAGTGATCCTTCACCGCTGCTGGTATCTAAATATCCACCGGCGGTGACGAGGTTGCGACCTGCTCGCATGCTGCTTGGTAACTGACCACCCTCGTATCGCTTGTAGCGAATGTTCCCACCGCCGAACTTTCTTGGGTCGCCGCCATACTCGCGGGAGATGGCACCCATCGATATGTCGGTCCCACCGTGGCCTTTGTGGCCGGGACCGGTGTCGGTAACGCGCTGCAATGTATAAGACCCATCAGGCAGCTGGACCTGATAGAGCTTGTTGAGTTCTGGACCGCGCGTC